TTATGGATGTGGTTAGGCTTCATGTGGAAGCAGCCTAGCATGTGGGTATTAAACATAATAATGCTAGGATTATACATAAATGGGCTGTTCCGGGTATAAATATATGCATGTTCATATTGCATTTTCTTCCTGATTTCGTAACACATCTGATACTTGTTGCGGGAATATTAGGAACTATCGCTGGATTCGTTCTAGGATTCATCCCGTTCATCAAAGCATATCAACTGCCCATACAGATAATCAGTCTACTATTGTTAAGCTTTGGTCTTTACATAGAGGGCGGACTAGCTAACGAAGAATCTTGGCAACTGAAAGTAAAAGAAGTAGAAGCTAAATTAGCGACAAAAGAAGCACAAAGCCAAGAAGAAAATGTGAAAATCGTAGAAAGAATAGTGACCAAGACAGAATTCGTAAGGACTAAAGGCCAGGACATCATCAAGTATATTGACAAGGAAGTAGTCAAAGACAATGAAGTGATAAAGTATGTTGAGAATTGCCCTGCGATACCTCAAGTGATATTGAAATCAGTCAATGATGCAGCGACTATACCACATGAGGCATCAAAATGAGACTAATCAACCTAATTATATTAGCGATATTCATAATAGTGTTATTCTTACTGTCAGGATGCTCTACTCCTGTACCATTGACACCCCGATTCCCCACAGCCCCGGCAACATTATTAGAAAGTTGCCCTAAGAAATTAGAAACTATCGAGGGCGATAATGTCACAATCGTAGATTTCACCAAGACTGTAGTAAAAAACTATGGCACTTACCATGAATGTGCAAGTAAATACGACAGCTGGATCGAATGGTATACTACTCAAAAGAAGCTGTGGGATGAATCTAACTAATCTGAAATAGTGATAAATACACTATTAGTCTAGGATTTGTTATGACACAAGAAATAATCAATGTAGGTGCGACACCGAATGATGGTGAAGGTGATCCGTTACGCACGGCCTTCCAGAAAATCAACAATAATTTCACCCAATTATTCAATACTGCATTCGTTAATAGTAATGCGTATAGTGTAGGAAACTCTACACAAGTGATCTATACTACCCCAGTAGACACATTCACGCAGGGTGTGTTTCAAGTAAATTCACAAGACGTAAGCAATTCAGACAGTCAGAACATCATGCTAAACGCTAGCATATTGAATGATGGTTCAGGAGTCAAATGGAACGGCCATAACACTATGTTCAATGGTAACTATGTCACACAATATGACATGGACATCTTTGATTCAAATGTACGCATATTAGTGACACCATTCAGTAATACCGCACAAGTGTTTCACTTCATCTCGGGACAAGTAACATGGATAGGTGCTCAAGTTCCTGGAATGAATCTACAACTAGATGGATATCCTACTGGCAACGAAGTATCTACTGAGAATGATCTATTCGTAGAAACCGAGCAATACAACTAATGAGAGCAAAAGAATTTGTAACTGAGGGTAGGACAGGAACGATCACCCGTGATGTTGGATTGGCATTACCGGGTGCGTTTAAGATTCCTGCACTCAAAAATCAAGACCCTTACTTACAATATCGTTTTGGTGTAGCAATCGCAGGTGCTAAAGGTGCAGCACAACGTGCAAAAGATAATGTACCGGAGTTTGATGGAAAAGAATCGGTATTCGGTGAGAATGAGATTATAGTAAGCTATGATCCTAAGGCTGAAGTATGGATCAAAGATGCATTGGCGTTGATGGGTATGCCACCTAGTGATGCAGTACGTATTGGTACGCAAGCCAGCGAAGAAGCACCGGATGTAGAAAAAACTAGCCCAGTGAAGGCTTTTAAAGGATATCCGAAATGAGAGCAAGCGAATTTTTAAGTGAAGGTGAAGGCAAGATGCATCATCTGCACAAGCAAGCTACACGGGGTGTTTACAAAAGCCGTGATGTAGGTGGGTATGACCGTATATATCACTTGAATCGTATAATGATGGCCATGGGCATGGCTGATGGAAAGAGTAAAGACGCAGTAGAGATGGATAACTCCAGTTTCGTTGAGAAATATAACACAGTTCACCCGTATACCGAAGAAGAATATAACATGTTTATTTCAGCTACCAAGACTGTCCCTACAGAGTTGAAACATATTGTTCCTTATTCTAAGAGCGAAGAACCCACAGATACTAATACACAAAGCTTAGTCAAGCCATTCAAAGGCTACAAAAGAAAATAATTGTAAACTGTCAAATGAGAATAAGTAATTATATCAAATTACAGGACTCTCAATGATTGACATCAACAACACACTAGACTTAATCAAGTTAAAATTCTATAACGAATGGCTTTACACCGCTCACATCTATGATGAGGGCACTAGTCAGATGCACGAGGCTCTCACTGGAGAAGTCGTAAAAAAATATATAGACCCATTAAATATCAAAAAAGATGCTAAGATCCTAGATGTGGGTTGTGGTGTAGGATATTTCTTAGATTTGATGAAAGAGCGTGGATATACTGACTTGCTTGGAATCACATTGAGTCCGAACGATGTTAAAGCTTGCGAAGATAAAGGACATGCTATCAAAAAGTATGACATGAGTTTTCTCCCGCAAAAAGACGGATATTATGATGAGAGCGTGGATTTCTTATTCTGTAGACATAGTTTAGAACACAGTCCATATCCTATCTTCACATTGATGGAATACAATCGCGTATTGAAGCAGAACGGTAAATTATATATTGAGATGCCTGCTCCCGATTGCCCGAGAGCGCACGAATGGAATCTCAATCACTACAGCATCCTAGGACGCACTCAATTAGCAGCATTATTGGATCGTACTGGATTCAGTGTAGATACCTTTGATATACTGACGTTTGACGCTACTTTCCCTAAGAATGATAACGAACCCGACGGTGAGAAAGTGGAAGTAAAAGAGAACTTCTACTGTCTAGTGGTCACAAAGAAAAGACCGTTAGATATCAAATAAAAAACAATAAATACTCACTACAAGTGAGTATTTTTTTATGTTCGATCCATTCAAGCAAGCTAAATTACAATCTAGCTATTCTAAACTCAAGGATGTGAAACTCCCTGAGAGAGACATGACACTGGATGAACTGAAAAGATTGAGCGGGTCTGGACAAGTCACTGGTGAACATTCATACACACCACTACATGAATTAGCACAAAAGAAACAACAATACATGCGTGAGAATAACATCAAGCCAGGAGATCAAGCTTGGTTCAAACTGATGTTCGCAAAGCCACATATCACTGGTGAGGATCCGTTTTCTAAGAGTTAGCATATATTGCGATAAATATAGTTATGGCAACAAACAACTCAGCGCCGTCTCTTGTAAAAAATCCATACACAAAGACGAAATTCAAGAACGATAAGGAATTGCAGGACTTTATAAAGTGCTGTGATCCAGACACGGGTTATCTATACTTCATGGATAACTTCTTTATAATACAGCATCCTACAAAAGGAAGCATGGTCTATCATCCGTATGGTTATCAAAAACGATTGATTGAGACCTATCATGATTATCGCTTCAGCATCAGCTTGATGCCAAGACAGAGTGGTAAGTCAACTAGTGCTGCTGGTTACTTGTTATGGTATGCTATGTTCAAACCAGACAGTACGATCCTTATCGCAGCACACAAGTACACGGGCGCGCAGGAGATCATGCAGCGTATCAGATATGCATATGAGAATTGTCCTGATCACATAAAAGCAGGTGTCACAACTTATAACAAAGGTAGTCTAGACTTTGAGAACGGTAGCCGTATCGTTAGCGCGACTACTACTGAAAATACAGGTCGTGGTATGTCTATCACGTTACTATACCTAGACGAGTTTGCGTTCGTCCGTCCAAGTATCGCTAAAGAATTCTGGACTTCTATCACCCCGACATTGAGCACTGGTGGTAAAGCTATCATCACAAGCACTCCGAATAGTGATGAGGATCAATTTGCTTTCATCTGGAAAGGTGCTAACAAGACTGAAGATGAGTTTGGTAACACTACTGAATTGGGTATCAACGGATTCAGAGCATATAGAGCATATTGGAATGAGCAACCTGGTAGAGATCAAAAGTGGGCTGATGAGATGAAGGCACAGCTTGGGGAGGATCGTTTCAACCGAGAGATCGGTTGCGAATTCATTATCGCAGACGAGACACTAATAAATCCAAACACATTACTGATGATGGAAGGAATAGAACCTGTATCTAGGATGGGTCAAGTTCGTTGGTATCAGAAGCCAACTAAAGGTAATATCTACACAGTAGCACTGGACCCAAGTCTCGGTACAGGAAGCGATCCAGCAGCGATACAGATATTTGAAGCAAACACTGTCACACAGATCGGTGAATGGAAACACAACAAGACTGATATTCCTACACAAGTGAAATTGATGGCACAGATAAACAAGCACATAGTTGAATGCACGAATGAACCAAACAATCTATATTACTCTGTGGAAAATAACAGCATCGGTGAAGCAGCATTAGTATCATTGAACGAATATGGTGAGAGCAACATCCCTGGAACATTCATCAGCGAGCCAGGCAAGAAGCGCAAAGGATTCAATACTACGCACAAGAGCAAATTGACCGCTTGTGCTAAGTTCAAGACACTATTAGAGAGCAAGAAACTCACTATAAATAGTCGCAGTCTTATCAGCGAATTGAAAGCTTTCGTAGCACATGGTGGTAGCTATGCTGCTAAGATTGGCGATACAGATGATCTAGTCATGGCCACACTATTATCTGTGAGGATGATACAGGAATTAGGGTCATATCACTTTGAATTAGACAATTATGTCCGTGACCACGAAGAAATGATAGCCCCGTTGCCCTTCTTTGCCGTACTTGGTGTATGATTTGATAAATACATTTATATGCCAATAAGTAAAGAAACCCTAAACAGCAAGTTATTCAAAGTATTATCTAAATACGATCCTACTCCATTGGACGCTACTGGTAAAGTGACCCCAATGGAAGATGAAGCAGATGTTTTCAAATTCAAATTCACCAAAGACGGTGAAGAATATGGAGATGTGTTCGCTACAGTAGATGATGATAGACAGATAATATTATATTATAAAGATGATGTAACACAGAGTCCTGAAAGTCCTACTGACGGATTAGGTTATAATGATACTTGGTCGGGATTCTTAGAACAATTAGCTAGATGGTGGCCCAGCAATGGATTTGACGGCCGTATATTGAAAGATATGAGCAAATTAGGTACTGATATGGCAAAAAGGAAGCATATGAAAAACAAAGATCAATTAGGTGAGGGTTATTACCCGATGGGTAAAAAAGCGAGTTATAGCGATGCTGTACCTACAGTCAAGATCGTCATTGAACACAGCCGTGTCATTGAAGAGGGCGAGCAACGTTATCGCAACATCAATAGGATATTCCTAGAGAATCAAGAGGGTGAGCGTTATCTACTTGATACTAAGAAACCTGGTATCGCCCGTGTATATGCTAGACATATCGCTGAAGGTGGTAAAGTCAACGATGATCGCTGGAACCATGTTCATAGCCTCTGCGAAGAATATAGCAAGATGGCTGGATTCGTCCGTGCTACGCGAAATGGTCAGTTCAATGAATCAGCACAATCATTAGTCAATGAAGGTATCGCGCACTATCAAAGTCTACGTGAATCATTGAGTCGTATGACTGGTAAGCGTGGTTACAACGCTTACTTTGAAAACTGGACACCTGCATTGATGGAAGACGAAGGAGATGAAACAAATCTAAATGAATTGTTTGTACAAGAGACATTAGACCCACGCATTGAAAGTGTA